CAGAACCAGTAGTGCATGATGTCCCGGTAATGGAAGTGTAAATAGTGGTACGAGTGACCTTACTGCTTTGCGTAGTAACTATTACGGTTTCTCCCCCTAATCCGTGCTTTCTAGCTAAGTGGCGTATGGTGAGTTTTGGGCATTCATACTTATCAGCGAGCGCCTGATACGACCAACCGCCAAGCCTAAGAAGCAGCATTTCACGTAGCTTTTCAGGATTAGTACGGAAGTGGTAATGGAATTTAGCCAATATGAATAGTATATGAAGGGTCAATTTGCGTATCCCCACAATTCATGGCCAAATGCTAAAATACTGGACTTATGCACAGATATATGGTAGACATATAGATATTCCAAGATTATCCTTTAAATACATCACGTTGCGGTGAAAGCTCCACATCGGAGACCTTACTCGCAACGTGGGGTACTCAGATGTGGAATTTTCTTAACTATTTACTTATGAAAAAGACAGTTGCGGGTCTTGTGATGGGATTGGTTTTCGTACCTTCGTTTGCATTTGCTGGCACAACGAACCAACCAACGTATTCAGAGCTTCAAGCAACGATCATTTCGCTCAATAAACGCATCCAGGAGCTTGAGGAGATTGTTGGTAAGTCAGAGAATAAGCGCAAGAAGGACGAAGTCACTGCAAATGTAGCGAAATCATGCCACGCTAAAGATGAGAAGGTTCGTAATAAAGCTCTCTCTATCGTAGATGCGCATAATCTATATGAAGCAAATGTATTTACTACCGGCCGTTCTACTAAGGCAATGTATGGAATGATTTCGAAAAATCAGACAAAAAGCTTGAAGGAAATAAGGGAGATATCCTCCGAACATGAGATGATACGCAAGGATTGTGAAAAGGAGGGTGTTGTTATTGAGAAAATGGCACCCGAGAATGGGTACTTCACTTGTAAATACGTAACTAGCAAACGAGGCATTGTTAGACGTTGCGGATAGAATATGTGGCTATTTCTTCTCCTTATCGTTTGTTGCGCGATATGGGCTATCTTAGATACTGCGTCAGCGGGTGGGAACTATTTTGACTAGTCAAATATATTAACTGCGCTACCAAATCCGCTGACCTCTGCGGCTTTCTTTCCAAATCCGGTGAGGGTAGGGTGACTCTTCGCAAACCTACCAAGTGCGCCTTTTCCAATACTCCTCCAATTCTTCTCGGCAATATTCTCCACGGCGGTGTACAGATTGTTCATCTTCCGTAGCTTTCCTTGCCAGAATGCTTTATTAAAGTCCCCATCAAGAAGAGGGGGTATGCCAAATGCTTGCTCAAACTGAGCCTTCACTGCCGCAGGGTTAGAGACATCTATACCGCGATTGCGTGCTACACGTACGAACTCATTCACCTTGTTAACGAGGTCAATGTCAGTGTTTCCGAGTCCATCTCCGATAAATTCATTGATACCGTTTCGTAGGGCAATAGCTGCCTTACGTGCTCCTGTTCCAGAAGGTGAATCGAATGCAATATCTCCAAACTCACGTTCGATCATATCATCAATAGCCTGGCGTGCGTCCCAAAGACCCTCCATTGTGCGAGGGTACTGTGCTGCGATTTGCTGTGCAGCATTCAAGACCACGTTGTAAGCTCGTGAAGCCTCAGCACTTGTCTTCAAGGAAAGAGGTTTTGGAAGCTGTTTTAGATATGTCTCAAGCTGGAGAGGATTATATACTTGTCCATTCGCCTGAAGAAATGGACGCAATTCTTCATCAGCAACCCGACTGATTTCTCCCTTAATATTCTGAATACTTTTTATCGGATTTCCACCATCTACGAGCCCTTGAGCATCCTTTGCAATCTCGAGCGTTCTTTCATCTGGATCAACCACGTACGTTCCAGAAAGACCCTTTTTCTGTACTCCTCCTGGTTGGCCTGCCTTAGTGAATGCTTCGATTGAAGATTTCTTATTCAATGGAGGAGCAACAACTTCAGCAACTTGTTTAAGTGCGCGGTCTTTCATGGTTGCGTCCACAAGGCCCCCACCTGCTTTCTTTGCAAGGGAAGCTGCCTTTACTGCAGGGAAGACCTCGGCAATGTTAACGGCCGCGCCGATATCTTTTGAGAGTTGTGGGTGAGCCTCAGTGAATTCTGCGACCTCCCGTCCTACAGCTTTACCAACGCCGGTATTCGCCGCTTTATTCATGAGTTTGCCAATAAGTCCCGTAACTGGCTTCTCAATAAAATCTGGGGTAACCGCACTAATTCCGGAGGCCACAGTATCTCCAATACCACCTACTACGGTACCGGCTAACTGCAAGGGAACCTCAAGGGCTGGAATTGTCATTTTTCCTTCAGCTGCATCAGTAAGAGTCGCGGAAGCGTCCTGCATGCGACCTTGTAATTTCTGTAGGATTCCGACCCTCTTCGCAGCCGGTGCTGTTTCTGGCGCTTCTGGGAGATCTGGTTGGGTGTGGTACTCAACAGAGGGGTTCGCTTGTCCGCTCTGCATTTGTGCGAACTCCTGATCTGAGATGAATTCAGGCGCGTCTTGGTTCTGCATTTGCGCAAACTGCTCGTCTGAGATGAACTCTGGTGCGCTTCCTCCATTCACAGGGGGTGCGGAAGAGTCTTCATTATGAGCAATGGACATTGCAAGCTTGCCAATATCTACTTTAGAAATGGGAGTATTAACATCAGTCCCCAGCTGTGAGGCAAGGTTCTGGGAATAGCGTACAGGATCGTTGTTGTCTCCCGCAGGCGCATAGACTCCTGCAAACTGAGATAGGGAGCTACTGGGACCGAGGCCTGTGCGGGTGTTTCCGGTACGCTTCGCCTCCAAGTCATTAAGGAGTGCTGCGTACCCTTCTTCCTGTGTAGCGAATTGACGAAAAGCCCCAGTCTTTGGGTCTCTTAAATTCCCTGGGTTATTATTCCTGACTGCGAGAGTCTCCATACTAGCGTTGTAGTTGCCAGCCACCGTTTACCTTTACGTACGTGCGTCCGTTGATCTGGGTTGTCTGGCCCCCAGTCTGTCCTTGTCCTGCGGTAAGGGCTTGAATCTGCTGTTCGAACCCAGCAACGCGGTTTTGCGCCTCAAACTTGAGCTGAGATTCAAGAGCCTTGAGTGCAGCGAGTGAAATATCGTCCGGAATCTGCTGAGCAGCAGCATTACGCGACTGGTCGGTGGTTGTACCACCACCAAGAATAGACGCGTACTGTGCGCGTACGCTTTCAAGTGTGGCACGGAAAAGAGCCACGGCTGAGTCGCTGGTGAGACCTCGTGAGACGTTCTGCTGAAGACGGTTGAGGATAGGAACGTTCAAGTCGTTAACTCCACCCTGCTGTGCGGTATTTACAAGAAGATTGAAGTTAGCTTCAGCTCCGTTAGAAATAGCTTGGATCTCAGAGGCTTTCTGCTTGAGGTCAACGGCTGAAGTTAATCCTGCTCCACCGAGAAGGCTTGTGGCTCCTGGCTGTCCATAAGTACTCTTTTGATAGGTAGGACTGCGCTGTAGGGCGGTTGACTGGAACGCCTGAAGATTTTCCTGCGGAGTCTTTGTTTGATCGTATACATACTGAGCGTCAGGATACTGCCTGATGAGACCCATAACCTGCTCTGCAGTCTGGAAATTCGCGTAGCCACCAAGACCTCCTGCGATAGTAGAACCATCAAGAGGATTTGAGAGGGTGCTTCCAGGTGCAATTTGTACAGGCTGTGCGAGCGTACCTGCATTGTTAAGTGCAGTAATCTGCTGGCCTTGATTAGCAAGTGCATTTGTTACACCTGCAGCAAGTGCATTCTCACGCGCTGCGTTAGCCGCTTGCACTTGGGCGTCCCGTCCCTGCATGACGCGGGCTGACGTAGGTGCGCTATATATACCTTTCTCGTATTCAATAGCATTCCTGCGGAAGTCAGTAAGAGCGTTATTGGCACGCTGGACGTCCACTGAGCCTTCCTGAGCCTTCTTAATAAGGTCGCCAATAATGCCTGGATAGGTTGGTTGGCTTGGCTTTGGCGCTTCTACAACAGTTGGTGTGTTCTTCTGAGGTGCTGGCGGAGTAGATACGCCTACCGTGTTGGGCTGGGGGTTGTCTATACGCGAAATCTGCGCCGCGACCTCAGCGTCAGTTCCAGGCTTAATATCCACGCCCTTATATGCGCCTGCAGATCCAGTTTTTACTGTCTGATTTGCTGGAAGGGTGGTTGGGGGCTTCTGAACTCCTGAAGAAGGAGCCTTTGCTTTCACTCCCATGCTGGTGGTGTTCTGAAGAGCAGGGGGAAGCACATTACGGTTAGTAACACCCACTACAGGTGCTTTACCAATATTTTTTAGATCGAGAGTTGAAGAGGCCATATTAAGCAGAAGCGACGTTATTTTGGAACAGGTTAGGGTTCACGGTTGGATAATCTTGCGGGGTTATTCCTACGCCTGACGTCTTTGAACCAAATTCAGCCTCTAGGCGTGCGTATCCCTCGTTGTAGAGAGACTCATAAAGCGCCGCTTTATCCTTATTTTCTTTAATAGTTGCGTGGTACACGTAGCAGGCACGGTATAGAGGTAGGTCCTGATAGTCTTCGGGCAGGATTGGCACTTCGCCGATAGTGTATGTTGCTCCTGTGGCATTGTTTCCTTCATACTCGTTATGGAGAGTGAGGGAGGTGGCACTTGTAACGGAAGCAATCTGATACCAGTTATCATCACCTGACGTTGAATCAGAAGCAGTAAGGGGAATGTTGATCCACCTATCAGCCATGTTGGTGGTCCATGTAGTCCCTGAACCAGTAATAGTGGTGCTTCCATTTGTTGCTGCTACCGTGCCAGTCGTATAGTCAGCAGCAGAAAGGTCGCGCAAACGCTTCTTGTAGTTGATCGTTATTACGTTGCCATTTGACGCGGGTGTAGGCCAAAGAAGAAGCTCGCTATTATAAATGTAGTAGAACTGAGGGAAGTCGTTCTCAAAGGGTATAACATTGAGGGCGTCATATTGCTTGCGGGTAGCAATCTCAACCGGCTGCCAGAGAGTACTTCCGATCTGTACCGTTACATTAATAACCTGCTTAACGTTATAAGGTAGGCGGTAATTCTCCTGGCCATCCACTGTACCGTCAGGAACAATATAGGTGCGCTCGTTAAAGAAGAAAACGCCCACCAGGTAGCGAATGGCGTCATTCACCAGCTTCAAACCAAGCGTTGTGTTGGCCGCTGAAGTATTGCTCGTAAAATTAGTGAAATCGTTTGTGTACGAGGTAGTCGTCCGCATGTAACCATGCTATGCACTATAGAAAGTAATGGGAGTGGTACGGCTATGACACCTGCCAATTTCCGATTATGTGCCAGTTTGCAGCAAGTTCTACATCAACAAGGAGATCTCCTGCGCTGACTGGGCCTGAATCACTTGCGCCAGAGTTAAGGCCAAGGTCGGGAATAGTGGCGCGAGCAACTATATTTCCGTTGAAGGTAACGCTTATAATATGCCCCTCGCTCGTAAGAGCCTGCGTAGCAGGCCCTGCACCTGAGTTATTCACGAGAATATATGAAGAAGACTGGATCACTACCTGCGGAATACCTCCAATATTTACTGAGGTGCTGCTTTCCGGTTGCTGGTAAAAAGAAGAGCCTATAAAAGCATCCCCACATACAAGAGCACGGATCGTTGGGGCAGCAGTTGATGGATTAACTACAATTCCATTGAAACGTACAATTGATGGCGCAAAAGACAGGCCTGGCTTTAGGTTGAGTCCAATACGGTAGCGCGTGCCATCGGTAGACATGGTAATGCTTCCTGTGGAGGCCTGAGATTGGTTTAAGTCCCACGCATTTACTTTTGGTGCGTCAAACCCGTTATGTGTATGACGCGGAACAGATGCGACCCCATATTTGGTTGCATATTGCTTATACAGCTTCTCAAACTGAGATTGGATCTCTTTCTGTACCATTGGCTGAATATCAGCGTACTGCTCTAGTTTTGTTTTTTTCTCGTTCATGAGTCCTTTGCAACAAAATCTCGTAAGCGAATTTCAGTAACACGAGCATAGCTTGGATTAGTGGCAGTTGATTTGTATTCAATAAGAAACTGAAGCCATTGGCTCTTTTGATAGTTGGCTTGGTAGTAGTCAGATATTCTTTCTGCTCCTGTTGTGGTTCCGGTAGTCGTACCCGTCAAAGTCGTGCCGCTCACCGTGCTTGAGCCAATCAGCGTAAATGCACTGCTCAAGTCCTTGCGTGCAGAGATGCGGACAGCCTCTCCATCTACAAGAGGGACCGATGTCTTCCACTCAATCTGTGAGTTGGTAAAAGTATCCAGGTAAGTTCCTACCGGAATCATGTCCGTCTCGATATAACTTTCGTAGTTCGTATACGGGCTGGTAGAGCCGATATCTATCACGTATGTGGTCCCCGAATACCATCCAACTGATATTGATGTCCCTGAGACACCGGTTGCGGTGATGCTACCTGAATTGTTTGCAGGACGTTCTACAACCATCGATGTGGTGCCTGTATACCCTGTGTTGGTGGTCTTATTTAGAAGACGCAGGGCCTCAGAATCTAGATCAATTGCCCATGCTCCCGATGTCGTGTTGAGTGTGGTGAGGGAATTTGTAGTAGCGCTGAATGAGAAGATTAGCTGATTGCGGTAGAAGTTTGCGTCCTGCCAGCGAATAACTGGGGAAATAGAGCCAGTGATATAGTCCGGAATCTTCTTATAGAGGTCTATGCCTGAGCCGTTCGTAATATAGATACGCCCACGATTTCCAGAGAAGACATACGCATTATTGCTTGCCGCCACGATGCATGAAGTGAAAGCATCCGGCATATTGAGGAGATCTGTAAAGCCAGGACTAATCTTGTCCCACACATATACAAAGTTACGTCTTCCTCCAATGAGGAGGGTACTTCCCAGCTCCGCGATACAGGTGGACTCATCTGCCTCTGGTACGATAAGTGCTTCATCGGTAATAGTATAGGAGGCTGTGTCTGTCGGATCGAACTGGTCCCCTGGTGTTTCAATAAGGGAACCGAGGCCATCAGAACTCGTCCAGTACAAGTTCCCATCTTCCTGTGAAGCAAGAATTCCGATGCGGCTATTGGAGCTGCCAGTGCTTACACTCTCCCAGCTATAGTTCCATTCCGCAGCCGGTCCATTTATCATGATTTGTCCAGCATCAGCATAATCAATAATATTAGTTCCAAAAAGAAGGATATATCCATTCCACACAGCAATACCATTGCGTGCGCTGCTTGAAGCACCTACACCCCCTATGTTTCCGAGAAAGATAAGTGAATCAGCAGGCACACCCACAAGACTTGATGATAAGATTATCCACACGTAGTTAGAACCGTCTACTATGAATATGGCATTGTTACCATTTAATTCACCTGCCTTATCAACGAAATAAGACACGGGTGCACGAGCTGTTACGTTGCGCTGGTTGCCGTACTGGTACGTGGTAAGGGTTCCAGTACCGTCTGAGGAAATGACTACTGCACTGCCCACAGGAGCAAGACTTACCTGAAATGTATTACCTACGATATTAATTACATAGTACACTACGCCATTACTGAGCCCTCCTGCGGTATTAGAGGCAAGAACAACAGCACAGCCAACATATAGTCCAGTGGTTGAAGCCAGTGTAATAGTATCTCCTGAGTTCTGTGCGGTATATGCAACAGCATTAAATGCTGGGGGTGCAGTGGCAGAGGTATTCGCAAATTGCACCATACCCTCGCCAGGCATAGATATAATTTCTACATTGCGCATATCCGCAATACCCGTGTATGGAGTATCAGCGATACCATCCTCGAATCCGGATATAACAATATCTTTCCCTTCTAATCGGTACGCCATTAGTTAATGAGTAGCGTAACTGCAGTGGAAATAGCAGTGGCAAGAGTACTAGAGCCTCCTGCAATGAACCATCGCTGGCGTTCCAGGCTCCGTATCCGGTTCTCGTGGTCAGCTTCCTTTGTAGAAATAGCCTTTTCGATTCTCTCAACACTAGAAGTCATGCCCTCCATACGAGTTCTCAATTCAATAAGTAAGTCTCGGTCTTCTCGATTCCAGGTTGTCGCAACGTTCTGATCCATAGGAGTCTCTATGCATTACCGCTAATGGATTTTATGTTTGCCAGAGCGTTCCCGCTACGACTCTTGATATTTGCTTTCAGATTTCCACTGAGGGATTTGAGGTTTGCTGGACCGCTCGCAGTCTCTGGTTCAATAATTGCCTGGATAAGCAAATGATTTTGAGCACATCCTGAGGACGTGACTGTTTGTGTATACCCAACACCATTGATTAGAGTGTCGTTACTGTCACCCATTACCATCGAGTTTGCAGAGCTGGTGTTGTACCGATTCGTGATGTTCGTGAGGCTGTCAACAGCACACGCGCCGTTCTTACCTGTTACAACCATTGCCCAGCAACCGTCTGTCGTTGCCGTTCCCGTGAGACTTACGGAATTATTAGAAGTAACAGTGGTTACTTGCGAGGACTGCACAGGAGCACTTTGCTTAACACCAGAATAAGACGATATTGCAGCGTCATTATGTGTTCCTGTGACAGTCCATGCAATTGAACCTGATACCGTACCAAGTGGTACAGAGTAGAAATACTTGAAGTTACCTCCTGACGGCTGACCTTTTTGTACTAGTGTACCTGCAACCGAGTTCACACTCACGGCAGTAACTGTGTCTGTACTAGCGTCAAGTTCTACAAACGCCCACCCATTCGTAAGTGAACCTACGGTGATGTTTCCTGATGCCGCTGAGCCTAGTGAGCCTGAGTTTGTGTCAAATGCGATGGTACCAAGTTTCGGAGCAAGAGAAACAGCCGTTAAACCAAGCCCACCGCTAGTGGTAGTTGTGAATCCAAAAGCTGTAGAAGCAGGTATTGTGATTGGTCCATTGGAATCCATATAACGCGTACCCGCCACAGCAGTACTCCCTTGTATCGTTCCTGCCCCAGTAGCTGCCAATGTCCCTCCGTTATCAGATTCAAAGTTACCGACAATCCAAGAGTTGGCAGCAATTGTGGTGATATTCGTACTTAGCGAAGTACCAGTCGTTCCTGCGGGGAAACTTGACGCGTCTGGGATACCTGTCTGATTACAGCCTGTGTACGTGGCAATCCACGCGTAGTTATAGCTCGAACCCGATAGATTGTAGATGAGGTTGTTTGTGCCTGCAGATGGGTTCGCAAGAATATATGCCCATAAATTGTGTGCTGGAGAGTAACTATCAATAGTAGATGTGCCAACATGCGTCATTGCTACACCGTTATATTCCATGCTGCTTACCGTGACTGAGCTTTCAGTGCGAAGGAAAACAACCATAACGGGATTTGTGCCTGTGGTTGTGTGCGCCGTCGTTCTTGTAGAAGAAGAGCCTTGAGCGGAGAGAGTAATTGTGTCGCGTGCAATAGCCATAAATCTTATGCAACAGTTACCTGCCACTCCATCGAAGGATTGAAGTACAGTTCGTCAGCAGTCAACGCCCAGCCAACGACACGAATTATGTTATCTGCACCTGTTGGAATCGCTGTCTGAATAGCACCTGGTGTTTCTCCAGCATATGCAACCGCACCAACGGTGAGTGCTGGGAACTGGGAGTCAGCCCGAATGTTTCCTTGAAGAAGCATGCGTGTTGCACTGCCGTCTCCTGCTGCTGCAAGCACACACATGCCAAGGATTACGTTTCCTGCTGTAGCAAGAGCATCAGCATCAGCAAGCTCCCAGCGTGAATCTGCAACTGCGAGATAGCAGAGCTGTCCAAAGGCAAGAGCTGCTCCTGCTGTTCCAGTACGCGTGATACCCGTCCACGTCTGGTCTGACTGTGCAGGATCGAGGTCTATCGAAGTACTTTCGGCCAAAGTGAAGATTCCACTCAGCGTTCCTGCGTTTATTGTTGGTGCTGTAAGCGTCTTGTTCGTAAGGGTATCTGTCGTGTCTCGTCCGACCAATGTATCCGTGGACGTTGGGAGGGTGAGAGTTCCAGTATTGGAAATCTGTGCAATTATCGGCGTTGTTAATGTCTTGTTGGTGAGTGTCTGGGTGGCACTTACGGTGACGACGTTGACTCCTTCAATTGAGACAACGCCTGCTGATACGCGGGCAATAGTCGTATCTGAAGTTGCGCCAAGCTCTATGCTTCCAAGCGTAACTGCAGTGCCGGTACCTACACTGAAGGTGCTTATACCGCCAAACGTCATGCTATTCCCAGATTGGGTAAGAGTGGCATCGCCAGAATCCCAGTTAATAACCCCTCCTTCTGCAAGGAACAGGTCGCTGAACGCAGTTCCAGCAGCCCCAAGCGCCCCCGAGTCATTAGCTGTAGCAAGCACAGCGGGAGTAGTAATACTCGTGGCAAATGTAGGAGCGGTATTGAGTACTACCGTTGAACCTGAGCCTGTAGTGGTTGCTGCTGCAATTGCGGTGCCGTTGCCAGCTAATACAGGCGCATTTACCGTAGTAGATAGGGTAATTGCTGGTGTGGTAGTTTCGGTAGCGACCGTGCCAGCAAACCCATTTGCGCTTACTACAGATACTGAGGTTACGGTGCCTGAACCGCCTGAAGCGCTATCGATCAAAAGGCGATGTGTAACAGGATCTGCGTATACGGTTACGGGCGTTACTCCATCTACACTAGAGACGGCAAGCAAGGTCGGTATTCGATTTTGGTCGCGTGATGCTTGTGCCATACTAGTTTGAATCTATTAATAATTCGCCAGAGCTTGTTGCGTATACAACAACAGGGGTTGTCCCGTCATCAGAACTTACCGCCATCAGAGCAGGTATGTGGTTCTCATCAATCGGCGCGTTCTCTGGCCCATAATCGGTTCCTGTACTGGCGTCATTTACTGAAAGGCCATGATTGGTTGGATCAGCTGTTATACGTACGATAGTCACGCCATCAGTTTCCAATCCTGCGATTAGTGTGGGAACACGGTTGTCGTCTTTAGATGCGTTGGCCATGGTTGATCTTATAGCGATTCTATTGCAGCGATTTCAGCTTCTATTTCAGCTTTTGAGTTCTCAAATGCGATTCTGCGCTCCTCAAGCTCCTTTTGAAGACCGCTCTTTATAGATGCAAGCTCCTCATTAGTAACAACACGCTCCTTGCTTTTCACTTGGATTATCTTCACTTCTTCTTGGCTAGTTCGTTCGTATTCCATATATTTTTAGATTATCCACCAATTACTTCCATCGCACTGAATGGACACAGAACTGTATTGTGCTGATAGAACATTGGTGGTTGCGCCATCAATAGTTTCCGATGCATTAGCATCAACGGTTACGGTATTACCAGATGCATCTACTTTCTTTATGTTATATATGCGCCTAGTAGCACCGGACGCAGCGGGTAGAGTAATGGTTATTGCTCCGCTCGTTGCGTCACAGATAATGGTGTAGTCCGCAGCAGTAGCGGTGTAGTTTCCTGTCTTGGTGACAAGATTGCCTCCTATTCCTCCCGCAACATCAAGCGTACTTAGCGGGGTTGTGGTGCCAACGCCAACCGTTCCTTCAAAGAAGGCTGCGTAGTTGTTAGTAGCTCCGGTAGGGGCAATGGCGTGTATCGCGGTTGCGTTGGTGCTGTTCGCAACCGTAGCACTAGCGATATACAGCCCCATGTTGTTCGTGATGGTTGCATTGCTTCCTCCTGTGCCTAGTTCAACAGAAAGGGCTGCGAGGTTCGTGAGCGTACTGGCACCAACGAACGCATGTGTGCTGCCGGTAATCCTAAAGTCGCGTTGTAGCGTCAATGCACCCGTAGAGTGTGTCTGGGTGTTGCCCAGGTTGAAGTACACGGCTGGTGCTTCGGTTGAAGCGGTAAGTGTGGTTCCCGAACCTGGCGTAAACAAGAAAGCTGCAGCCGCTGTGGCGGAACGCCCAGTCGGCGTAAAGTTTGCTATTGTACGATTGAAATCATATCGGGTGACACCACCCGGGGAAAGGTTTATAGATCCAGTCGAGCCAGGCGTATTGAGCGTAATTGACCCGTTGGCTTGTGAGTTAATTGTAAGACCCGTGCTTGAGGTGGTACTAACCACGTTGAGAGAGACGAGGCCACCTGACGCAGCGGGAACGAGATGAAGGCCACTGGCAAGCGAGGCTGCACTCGCGTCCACTTTGAAAGCTGGATTTGTCGCACCATTCGGTCCTACCACAAATGCGTTAGCAGAAGATGTTGTGAGCGTTGTCGCACCGGCAGCAAGTGTGCCTACTCCTGACACGTTATTGGAATCATCCACGATAACGCCTGAGTTCTGTACTAGCTTTCCTGTAGTGCTATCAAACCGCACTACAGCATTGTCTGTAGCACTTGCTGGCCCTACCACGTCCCCGCCACCAGCGATGCTTGCCCAGGTGCCGTCTCCGCGCCAATAGGTTGATGAAGAAGCTCCTGTACCGCTATTAAGGTTGGTTACTGGCAAGTTCCCCGTTACTCCTGTGGTTAGGGGTAGGCCGGTTGCGTTTGTGAGTACGAGTGCGGATGGAGTGCCGAGTGCTGGCGTAACAAGAGTTGGAGATGTGGCAAGAACCACGGCTCCTGAGCCAGTGGTTGACGCTGCACTTATAGCTGTACCATTTCCCTGCAAGATACCTGTAATAGTGGTGCTAAGGGTAATGGCAGGGGTTGTGGTTGCATTTGCAACGCTTCCTGCAAGTCCATTGGCCGATACAACGGAGACGGACGTTACCGTGCCTGTTCCTGAGGCAGTAATCCACTCAAGTCCGGTAGCCGTAGCACTGTTCGCTGATAGAACTTGTCCATCCGTACCCACAGGCAAACGCGCGTCTACAGTAGTAAACGTATATAAATCACCTTTCGTGGTTAGGGGGGATGAACCACCGCCGGAACCTGATACCAAGAGTCTGTGGGTAATAGGATCTGCGTATACAACAACAGGGGTAACGCCATCAGCTGATGATGCCGCTAGTAGTGTTGGTATTCGGTTTTCATCTCTTGGTGCGTTTGCCATGCATGCGTTCCGTAGTTCTTTCTAATGTTTGGTATTTGTCTATGAGTGCTCTCTCACGCGATTCAATATCTTGTTCTCTCTCGATAAGCCGCTTCTCACGTTCATCAAGTGCTGTATGTTTCCCTGCAAGTTCTGCCTTCTGTCGTTCAATAGTTGCAGAAGCTTTTGTGAGATTGGCATAGCTTTCTTCAAGGATCTTGGAGAGTCCCGCAGTGCGTTCTGATATCTCTTTGTCCTGAAAGGAAATCCGCTCCTCCTTGCGCTTCAATGAAGCCTGACGCTCCTTTATCGATTGTTCGGACTCAGCTACTTCATCCAGTCGAGCTTGTAAGTGTTCAATAGTAGATTCAGTTTCTGTTTCACTGATAAGAATTATTGATTCGCGCCGCAAAAGTGCTGCCTCCTTATCTTCCAGCTCTTTCTCCTTTTCTTGCAGTGGTACGAGAGCTATTCTTTTACGCTCTTCCAGGTCATCTACTTCACGCATAAGAACCGCCAGTTTCTGCTGGTGTTCCTGTTCCTCTTCTTTATGTTGGCCTGCATATATTTCACGCTGGCGCTGGTGGGTCGCTTCTAGATCCGCAAGCTCGGTGCGCTTGCGCTTCAAGAGTGAATCAAGCTCGTTTACCCGTAATTGCTTAGTCTGAAGGTCAGAATCTCGTTTCGCTCTTGTGTCTGCAAGAGGAAGTAGTTTCATTATTCAACTGTGGCTTTATTGAGTCCTGCAAACTCCTCTTCCTTTGCGAGAGTGGTTTCTGGCATATTCTTCTCTCCCACCTGTCCTACGACTTGAGCACGAGTCAAAAGTGGAGTGGTCTCATCTACACCTGCCGTACGCATTTCCTCAGTAATCATGTCGGCAGGTACAGTCTTGGGCGCAGGGTGGATCTCATTAGAGATGGTCTTCATGCTATTTTCTGCCTCAATTTCTGCACGGATCTTTGCGCGCATTGCAGATACTTCTGGAGATTCCTCGCCAGCCTTCACTTCCTTCAGAGTCTTGTCCTCGTATGGCTTGCGAAGTTCCTTGTTAGATACGGCCATACCCAGACGCTCGCGGTTGCGCGGATCCTGTTCCTTTTCAGCAATCTTGTACATTTCACGGTCGACAAAGTTCTTTGTGATATGGTACGCCAAGTATTGAGGATATACCCTCACGTCTCCTGCTTTGAGGTTGTAAACATTGTCTCCCGTATCATCCTTCCAATTGATAGTGAAGTCCTCCTCTGACCAGTTTGTAACAGCAAACATTTTCTTTGGATCGTAGACTCCTTCAAAGTCTAAGTAGCTACTCATGCAGATTGTGAATTAATGAGGACTAATTTCCTCTATCCCGCCCTCTTCCGTAGAAGAGAGCAGAGAGAGAATACTAATCGAGAAGGAGATTGATAGCTCCGTACTCGGTTGTAGCGGTACCAGTAACTGCAATACCTACAGGAGCCTGAACGCCGGTGAGGGCCTCGACAGCACCTGCAGTTGCGTTAGAGGCAACTACAGCAGTACCTACGGTGACGGTTCCATCTGCGAGGACGGCAGCCACACCCTTGGTCTGCACCCAGCCGTAGTACCCAATTGGGGTAGCGGCAACAGCAACACCAATTGGAGTTGAAGTTGCGGTCGTTGGGTTAACAACCACATTCTTGTAAGGGTTCGCAACAAGGTCGAATCGTGAAGATGTGGTAAGAGCTACCTGGATAGGATCTTCCAGTGTAAGTGAAAGAGTTCCAGCAGTTGCAGCCGGATGGCTTGCAATCTTGTACTGGTAGCCCTGTCCTGGGGTAACTGAGATTACTGCCCAACCACCAGCGTACTGGTTAGCCGTAACAGTAACGGTTGAAGTGGTAGCGATAGTGAGATCGCCAATCGCAGCAGCCACAGCCGTTAGATTCTGGTCGCCAGTAACCTCAGCAGGTGCCTGCTGAAGTTTTCCTGGGACAAGCGCAACCGCGCCTGCAGTGACGAAACGGAAGTAGCGCCCATCACCTGTGGTTGCTAGACCACCTAGATTGGTAGCAGAAGCCTGTGCGTTGTTAGAAACATTGAACAGGTCCTGAGGATTGATGAGAAGGTCGCTTCTAAGTGAAGACATAATAGTTTTTTAAGTTGGTAATTAGGAAGCTGCGAAGATACCTGACTGAGAGACCATACGCCAAGAGGTCCCATCACATACAAGCGTAATGGTATCTCCGACTACTGCAGTTCCCTGAGTGTTGGTAAGCGTTGTTCCTGTAATTGCAGTGCCCGTTGCCGAAGTCTTCGCCACAATAGTTCCACCAGTAATGGTGAATCCTGTCGTTACGTTAGAAACGGTAAACGTGTACCAGAGTCCATTAGCGGCTGTCGGGAGAGTCCACGAAGGACTTCCGCTAGTAGAGCGATTATTGAACACCTGGCCTGATTGATCTGCGGTAAGAGCAACTGTTGCTCCTACGAGAGCACTGTTAGTCACTGGACGTGCAGTCGGCCCAGAAGGTGCAGCTGTGAATACTGGTGCTGCAGTAAACGTAGCAACGCCTGTAAAGGTTGACGTTCCTGTTACTGACAACGCTCCACCATTAACGGTTCCAGTTGTGGTGATATCTGCGCCTGCGCGTAGAGCCGGTTCGTAGTTTCTAAGGTCGTTAGCCATAATTAATTTGTTAGGCTAGTAACCTTAGATTGACGTAATGCCGGTGAGTACACCGTGGCGACGTGGGTTAGCAGAAACAAGGTTTCCACCGACAACCACGAATGAGTTCCAAGCAAGCGCGTTGGTTGCATGGATGAAGCCGGTCCAGAAGAATCCAAAGTTCTCACTTGGTGAGTACTGTGATCCCTTGAAGAGCTTTGAGCCTACCTGTACCTTCTCGCCTGAGTAACCTCCCTTATCAAGACCTCCGAGCATGTCGAGGGTCATGAAGTTAAGGAAGTCCATGTTGAGGAAGTAAAGTGAACCGGAAGTACACTTACGGTCTGGCGCAATTGGAAGGCCAGCAAACATGAGTGATGAGAAACCGGTGTATCCCTTGAAGTCAGGGGATGGGTTGATCTCCTTCTGGATGCGCTCCTGAGGCTGAAGAAGCTGCTCGTACAATGCCCATACGTCATACGTGGTGTACGCCTCGTTAGGCTGAACACCACCATCAGAGATGTTGTTGAAGAGGGTGCGCATTTTGAAGAGCGATAGCGTGCCAGAAGAAGCAGTAACGGTTGAAGCGAGGGTAGGGTAGGTGGTTCGTGAGAGACCGCCAATCGTAGCCGTGGCTGAAACAATGTTTCCGAGACCATTAAAGTCCTTTCCTGAGTTGCCTGATCCGTCTGCATAGAGCTGAGTGCCGATTGAGTCAGCAAGGTCCTGTGCACGTGAGATCATTTCAACCTCGGTAAGGTCAAGGACCTTGCGGAGTGTGTTGTTGGCTGCAACGTCAGTCGTAGCAAGCGCAACGTTAGCCTCGTTGAAGGCTGGGTTGTACTTCATCAATACGCGAGTATCTGTGAAGGTAGTAGGAAGGGTGTCGTAACCAATGAATGAGGTGGTTGCAGTACCCTTCTGGTACTTAAGTGGGAAGTCCTGCGTTGCCGCACGGAACTTCATTGTGTCCTTGGTGAGCATGCGAGTCGTGAGGGTGTTCGCGCGTAGCACGGTATCCACCACGTTTGGCATGATGTCCTCCATCGTAAGGACGTCTACTGGATTTGAGAATGCCATATAGAGTTAATAAGATTAGTGATAACTAGGTTGGTAATTTGCTTTCCCATTGGCCGCGCCTTCCTGGTATGAACTCTGATGAGTTGTCCCCTGACGGCTGACCTTCGGTTTTTGCACTCGTAAGGGAAGTTACTTTTGAACGTGCTTGCTTTCGCACTGCAGAAGCGGCGTCTTTTCGGAGAGTCCAGACTTCGTATGCCTTAGCAATGGGAGTGATGTATTCGCGTATGATTTTCCCTTGAGCGTCTTTGGGTGAATACTCCTCTACAATTTCCAGAATTTGCGTCTGTTCATCCTCCGTAAGAGTCCTTCCCTCGACGTCTGAGAGATCCTTGAATTCGTTGTCGAAACGGCTTGCAAGTTCTTTCTCAATGCGTTCTTTCTCTTCACTCTGTGAGCGTAGGCGCTCATATGCCCGTTCAGCTGCTTTCTCTTCGATAGTGCTAATGCGTTTAAGTTCCGCGTCATACGCCTTTGCAGACGCTTCAGAATCGCCATATAGCTCTACCCAATAATCGGGTAGTTCTACTGCTGCTTCCTGTTGAGTAGGTACTGGTTTCGCTTGTTCCAGTGCCGCAATGCGGGCTTCCAGAGCTTCTTTTTCCTCCTCTGCCTGCTTTGCACGCTGGTGCATGGTGAGGAACCTTGACTTAGGAACGCGTTCCTCCTCTACTTCTTCAGTAGGGGATTCAACGGATTCTTCAATGTTTTCTGCAGTAGCTTCTACTACCGGTGCGGGAGTTTCCTCCACTGACTCTTCTGTTTTTTCAACATATTGGTCAATCGGTTTGTCGAGCTGATCTGCGGACAAGGTGTCCATCTTTCGTTCATAGCCCTTTGGAGTGATATCCATATTGAGTACGGGGGGTTTAAGAAACACCCTAGAGAAATTGTTTAGCTGATACGGGGTTGGTTTTTACCAAAATGGAGGGAGACCCGCCCTAGCGGAACCCACAATCTTACTTCGCCATCCGCTTGATGACGTTTGTTTTCGCTGACGTAGCGGGACCTGCTTTAAGCGAGCCTATGTATGGCTTCATGCTTGCGTCCTTGCGTTTGTCCATAGCAGGCCTGCTGCCTGGTTCCTTGGCAGAGTCATAGCGGACCGTGCCTGAGAGCTTGTCCACTATTCCTCGAACTTTTTCGCCTAGCTTTGTCTTCATATCTGTACCGTATGTTCTTTACTTATTGCGTGGGAGTGGTACGAGCTAGATCGGCACACTTGCGAGCATGTCTGCGGACTGTCCGGCAACAGCATCTGCAGGTGTCATATCTCCATCAGCCTGTACGCTGGTAGTCTCATCAATAGAGTTTGTCCCTACGCCGGACGCTCCTTGTGCCATCGCAGAAGGGAAGTCAGGGAAAATAACCTGAGGAGGAAGTTGGCCTGCCGCAACCATTTGCCAAATAAGTGTTTGCTTTGCTGACTCCTGTGGGTCAGGGAATTCAAGACGCCTATATAGATCGATAAGCGAGATGGCGTTGCCTTCCCATAGATCCATCGCCTCGTTCCGCTGGGTAAGGGGATCCTTTGGAATGAGTGAGCCCTCTTTAACTGTTACCTGTACGTCATTCGTAAAGTCGGTGTTGCGGATGATAATCGTCTCCTGAGCGCCGTTCATTCCCATTGCATGTACGTAATGCTCGGCGTCATAGTGGACGTACATAAGCTGTACCCACCAGTTGTAAATAGTGTCTGCCACTTGCTCTATGTATTCAGTAATGCCACCTCCAATACGTGAGGAGTCTGCTTCAGATACCATAATCTTTCCGCGTACAGTCTCAGTCTTGTTGAGCGATTGAGGAGTCGAACCTGACGTGCCAAAAATATTGCGCAACTCGCCACGCGAATCTACAAGCTGGTTGTATACGTCTGCTGAAAGCGGAGGAGCCTGGTCGCGCTTCCATGCCGTGTTTACGTCCCCGCTAGGAACCCACACGGTCCCGCCCTTGCGCAGGAAGGATGAGGCTTCTGCAGCCTGTTCCTTCGTAAATGAATCACCTGAAGCAAGAGCGCCGTTGTTCTGTGAGTCAACGTTCTTATCAATCTGACGGAAACGCTTGTTAACCATGTCCTGCATGGGAATGTTCTGCGCAATGAGTGAGGTATCGTCATGCGGGTGCTTGCCGGTAGAGAACACTGAAAGAAATATGTAAGGAGCCATCATGACAGGGAAGTGGTTGCGTCCCTGGATTGGGCGCTCAATCTCCTCTCCCGTCTCAGGATCTTTTACCTTCTCTACGCCGTCATAGTTCCAGTGCGGATTCTTAAACTTGCCAAGTACAATGGTATCCATCGTGTAAAAGACGTCAGTGCCGCGATACCACCACTCAATGTAGTGAAGCTTTGACCCCCTCTTTCCGCTTGCGTGTAGTTTGATAGCCTCTTCCTTCTTGGGAAACATTTCCATAAGCCTCTTTGCAGACGCTTTGCGCTTCTCGCCCATATACTCTCCTTCAAAGATTCCCGACTCGTTTACATACCCATCTGGGTCTAGGATGAGATTCATTGGGTTAAGTGCCTCAGTCTCAATGTCATCTATAACGTCGCTGTAGCTAACCTTCCACACACCAAGAAGGTTAAGCGTCCACTGGCGCGTACCGCGTTTCAGCTTCATGCGTAGTTTCTGCTTGTCTGCTTGGAATACCAGCGCGTTCTTTACGTTGTAGGCAAGTTTCAGTCCTTCTGGTGTGTCATCAGACGTAACCACGGGATCTGGATTTGCACGCGTGGCAATAGGGAGGAATGTCTCAACAGCTTCAAAGATGAGGTTATCAACTACGTTATGGCCATCAATAGCCTCCATCGCGTCTACCTTCTGCTTGCCGATCCAGTAGTCGAATGACTGCTTCTGCAGTGGTTCAATATTTCCGTAATACACTGAGTAGCCAGCGTTCCACCCTTTCGTCAGCGCGAGAATCTCTGATTCATCAAAGCTAGACTCGTATTCGTCAGTGCTTCCTCCCTCGCCGTTCGCTTTTACGTCAGATACCTTGTTGTAATCATTGAAAAGGCCAAACGTCTGTTTGACGGCATTAAAGATACCTTGAGAGTAGGGGTTTCCAGTTTCTAGAGCCATTTATGCTCATCCTATGAACTCAGGCGATATGCGGGAGTGGTACGAGATTTCCACTTCTTCAAAATCGCAGTGTAGAGTCTTTGGCCGCAGTTCTTACACAAGTACTCTTGCACCCACCCATGTGCGCGTGGCTTCAATCCTCTCTTCTGCGCGTCATCTTCTCCGCACCTATGACATCCATTCCCTGGTATATAGATCTTCTGTTCTGGATGGTTCTCAATCCACGGGGCCATGATGGTGTATATCTCATCAAGAAGAATCACGTCCTGGCGGTTGTATCGCTCCATCTTTGCAAACGCCTTCAAGTCTCGGTCTCTGCATTGTTTCCATAGCTCGCGTCCGCCTGTTTCCATCTTTCCTTCAAGGGAGAAGAAAGCTGCTAGCTCATTCAGTGAGTTGGAAGGGAAGTAGAAATACCTCTTCGCTACCTGCTTGGTGTCTATAAGCTTATAGGGAGCAGGGGGAGGGAAGCCATTAGCAATGAAGAACGTATTCATCATGCGCACGTCAAAGGACTTTCCGTTATGCGCTATGAGTACGTCCGCCTCATTAGCCATGTCCCACAGTTTTTGTAAAAGCTCCTTGCGGGAGTGGTCTTTAAGTGAGTAAACGAACGTCTTATTCACTCCATGCTCTTTGTATGAAAAGGAAAGAAGCTCTGCGTACTTCAGAATGTACGTCAGGTTTGCTTCCCACATGGGACCAAAGGTAAGAGCTTCAAGAAAGGAAGTCTCTAGATCAAAGACGTATACCTTCCGCTTCATAGCTGGCCTACAAGTACCCTAAGCACTTCCATATATTCCTGCACGCACTTCTTATGAAAGGCAGGAGACCCAACCGCTTTATTGCAGCAAGGTCTCTTATGCACACGCCCCACGGTTGAATCTAGGTGTGAATCCAGTGAGTCCCACACGAGGCGTATTGCCTGGGGAACATCCTGCTTTCGAGTGTTCTTGGACATGGGCGTACCCATAGTGTCTCTCTTGTGAAACTAGAAAGGAGTGGTACGAATTTTGCTGGAACGGCTGGATTCGAACCTGCAACCAACTCCTTAACAGGGAGACGCTCTACCATTGAGCTACGTTCCAATTTAGAAGCACTGTGTAGGAGACCATTCGAACGGTTGCCTGTTCTTGGTAGTTATCTGATATTCCCTCGGGCGCGTAAGCAACGTAGCCTCAGACTGTTAACTGCCGTTTCACTACCATCTCCTACACACTACCTCCAATCACTGAAGCACTCTAAGCGGGAGGCGAGGATTTGCCACGCACCAGCAACAAGGCTGGGAATAACGCGTATATTCACCTCGCATGGCCGAGCTGTGATGGATGCACCTCTTTTTTTGGTACAACCCGGCCTCGTATGTGCATTAACTAGCGTCTACCTATTCCGCCACTCCCGCTTAAAAGGCTCCACAGTGAAGGGCAGGCGGCTATAGGCTCAAGCGGTGCCTCAGGCTTTGCAACTAGTATCCAGCCAGAATCCACCTAACCTACAGCAGTCCGCCCCCCACACTTACAGACGAGCTGGCTTGCTGGGAACAGAGCTGTCTAGACAGTACTCCCATCAGTCAACTCACCTGTCATACCGGAAGTATATCTACGTAGACAATGCGTATCCCCAGCTATAGGAATTGCGCTCCTTCCTTTTGCTCATAGCCACGTTGTGCCTGGAACTGGTGAGGACTAATGAACTCTGCCTTATTTTGGTTAAACTTCATCATACCTATGCGCCAAAAGAGGGTGGAAGACGCTCTATGGTTTCTACCATTACGTACCCATTTAATGCCTTTGAATAGGTTAGTTTTGGGGTCGTAGATCTTAATGCGAGACATATTCTTCCAGTCCAGCCAGAACTCCCACCAATCCCCCTCAGTACCTTGCAAGGGAATGCGATGTTCGCGGAATTCATCAACACAGAGTTGCCATAGGCGATTGAGGTCGTACATGACTGAGCCGCCATTCTCTTTCTCGCCCCAGCGTACCAGCTCATTCTGCTTCTTGTCCTCTCCTGCGTACGCAAGGAAGACGCGTCCTCTCCACTGTTCGTAGAACTTGCGGGAGCCGATAAGGTCTCCTCCTGCGTCCATAATCGCTACGGCGTTAGGCCACCTACGCATAAGGGCGTCTAGCTCGTGATAGTCCTTCGCGTCCCCGTGATAAAAGAGTCCGAGACGCGCATTACCCACTACATAATCAAGTTTCAGTCCTGTGTCTATACCAATCACTACACGCTCGCTCTGGTCGGCAACGTCAGCAGTGCCTGAAAGATTCTGGAAGAGTTGTTCTTTCGTGAGCTTGGCGTCAGACCCCATGTAGGGAAGGCCGAGTACGTAATTTGCAAAGTATTCAGGCGTCTTCTCTGAGAAGTCCTGGAGGATCTTCTCTGCCGTGATCCAGGGACACATGAGTTGTGAGACCCAGTATCCTGAAAATGGACGCTCTACGCTCTGTGAGTATCTTGCTATCCAACGACCCTTGCGCCTATCCTCGTCTTTAAGTTCTCCATCACAACTCTTGCATACAAAACACCTGCGCTCAGTGTTGATTGACTGGGGCCAAGAGAGATACTGTTCTTCCTTACACGAAGGACACTGAATAAACCAATGCTTCTGGTCTGAGATCTGCCAATACTTATCAATCCCGTAATCAGGGAGGGAAGGGTGAGAGAAGTACCAGCGCATGCCGTCCTTTTGAGCTTGAAGACGGGTTTCGTACTGCTCAAGCACGCCCTGGTCTGACGCGTCCACCTCATCGTGAATGTTGAGCTGAGAGGACACCATCATAGCGGCCTTGGCCGTCCATGTACCACGATAGTAGATAGTCTGATCTCCCACACGCTTACTCTCTACTGAATCATGATCCTTAACCCACGTACCAAAGATAGGATTCTGGGCGATGATGCGATTAATCTTTCCACCTGCCATATCGTTGACGTCAGACTTCGTGGGGAGTGTGTAGATGATGTCTTTACCTCTATTCTTCGCTACCCACAGGCTCTTTATGGTCATAACGGTAGTCATGCCGATCTGAGGCGCTTTGAGTACGCACTGGAAAGGAGAGAGGTCTGAGAATATATCCCAGAGAAAGGCACGGTCCTTAAATTCTAGGGGTATGCCTTGCTCGTTCTTGATATTGTAATGCTCATTGAAGAGGTGAATATTAAGCTCTGCGAGCTGTTCTGGGGTGGGGAGAGACACTGCGTATAGAATGCAGAATGTCAATAGGCTGGGGGAGTGGCACGAGTTATGCACAGGTTTTATACACAGGCAGTAGCTATTTGCCTTCTATATACTTAGGGAAGAAAGCACCTCCTTAGCAAATAACAAGCAAATATATGGGAAAAATAGAGGTATACACTGACGTACAAGACAAGCACCGTTGGAGGCTCAAGGCTGGAAACGGGGAGATCGTAGCCGTTAGCGAGGGATACGCCACTCGTTCTGGTGCAATGACTTCTGCCTCCAAAGTGAAGCAGTGGGCTGCAAACGCAATAATCGTAGAGATCAACTAATACAGCACGTACCCGTGCATTCCGGAAGCTCCTTGAAATCAGGGAGTTTTTGGGCTGATAGGTAGTGTATAAGCCTGCGGTCAGACACCTTTCCGTAGAGCTTTTCTGCTATCTGGGTAAGAGCCACGAGACGTTCTTTGCTGATACTGCTTATGCGTATGGATCCTACTTTTGCGGTGTATCTTTTCATGCACCCGCGCTATCTCCTCCCTCAGCTCGTAGGTAGGTGAGAAGTTCGTCTAGGGCTGTGTTGTAGCCGATATTCCTCTCCCAGACATAAACTGGCTTCATCTGCCGTTTATGCATACCCTCTACCTTCTCTATCAGTGCTTGGCGGGTATCTTCCATTCCGGCAATATATCCTTCTTTGTATGGGTCGGGATAACCTGCGCCACATTCCTTCCTAGTCTCAGCCACTATCTCATCTATGAAGGCGAGGAAGGCTGCTGCGGCTTCTGGTTTGTTTTCCGCTACGAATGGAAACCTCTCTCTGAACCGTTGGTGGTAGTCGTTCATGGTTGGGTGTTATGACTTTCCTCAGTACCGCGAACTTCTAACATCTTTGCGAAGTCGTACAAGAGACGTTGGAGGTTTCTTCGGCGTATGTAGTGGTGGTGATTTATCGTCTTTGACGGGTATTTCTCTCCAAACTTCAACGCCCATAGCTCACACATTCGCTTTAAGGTGTTGTCTTCTATTTTATCCCAGTCTTTAGGTGTGGCGTACTCACAAGAGGGCGCGTGCTCTCCTCGTGGTGGTACTAGGTTGCATATGCATTTCATGGTGTTGGGGTTAGGGGGCTAGAAATAATCTCTGCCAAAAAGTGTATTTTCGCGGCTCTGGTGGTTGTGTCCGTTTGGTCTTGTAGAGCACTTCGCCGTCAAAGTCGTATTGCACGAATGACGTTCCTCCATCCTCGTCAAAGCGTATGGAGTGATACGCAATTCTTCCTGTTTCGTAGTCGATAATCATACTTTGGGCTTTAAGAGGTGCCACCCATATCCATGTAACTAAATCCTGCTTTCTTACATGCTTCAGCTTCTTGTTCGGTCAAGTAGATGATTTCCATGCCCAGCTGATCATCTTTGCCTTTGTAGCTCATGTCTATTCGGTGGTTCAGAGTCCAGGCCATTTGTTCTCCATTAGGGAAGCGTGAGTCTTTTCCATACACTAGGAAATGAGTTGCTGGGGTGAAGGAGAAGCTAACTCGAGTGTTTGAGTTATCTATGTGCATACTAAATGAGTAGAGCTAATAATTACAGGAGACATTGACTGGTATCGGCTTATCCTCTACCTTCCTAGACTCCTCATGCATGATTCCGAATACGTTGAAGAGAATTGCTGATAGGTGGTCTTCGTCTTTCTCTATGTCCTGGCCTTCGTACTTGTTTGCAAGATACTTCTGCAGGTGGCGCACTAGGGAAGACTCATAGCTTTCAATGGGAATGCCTTTCTTGAAGTTCCCAGCACCATACCTTTTCTTCTTCCCAGTCATGTACTGGGCGTAGCGTCTGAATGCAGTCCAGGAGATCGTCTCTATATAGTCCTCCTTACCCTCCTGAGAGTCTCGTATAGCACCTGTATCAAACTGAGTAAGACTCATACCTCTTTGTTAGCTCGCTCAATAGCCTCAACCAACTGGCCCTTATCAAAGCCGGTAAGTATCTGACCATCTACGTCAATAACAGGGACTGCGCGTACTCCTGACTTCTCAATCATCTCTTCACGCGCTACCAGATCGTTCTGTACGTCCACTTCTGTGAACTCGATATTATTCTCCTTAAGGAAATCCTTAGCCTTATCGCAATACGTACACGTTGGGGTGCTGTAAATGGTAATCATTGTGTTTTCTCAGCTTTTAATAGCTCTGCGGCCTTTTCCGCTATCTCTGCAATGTTGGAGGTAGTCTGTAGCTTTTCTCCACCTGTGGTAATGTCTTTCTTTTCTGGCGCGTACTTGCCTTTGAGCTTGTAGAACATGTCTATGGCCTTCGCCTTAGTCTTTAGATCCGCATGCTGTTGAAGGATGAAGAGGTGCTGCTTCTCTACATTGTCATCATTGAATCCGTACTGTTCGAGTAGGGAATCAACATATGCCATGAGATTAGGTTTTCTCAAGTTTTCCCATGCCATTGCAGCTGCGACCTTTGGATTCTTTACGTCATATCCGGCCTCAAATATGGCTGATACGCCATCTCCCTTAAACTGAAGGTAGTACTCGCAGAAAAGACGCTCCTTGATGGTCATCGTGTATGTCTTCCCATCCTTCGGGCTTACATAACTGAAGTCATCATTAATGACTAGGTCTTTTTCTTCTTTCTCCTCCATGACTTATATTGTATTTTGTGGTCTAATGCGTATCCCCGGCTTTCTTGTTTAGTGTTAGCCACAGCCTCGCTACCGCTTCCTCTGGGGTGGAGCCGTACACTCGGTCGTAATCGTCTGTACTGCGCTCGACAGCGTACCAGCGGAATGTGCCAGCTTCCGCCTTGCCCAAGTACCCAAGCTCTTCAAATTCTTCCCCACACGCCTCAATCAGCTCTGAGAGGGTAGGAGCGTATGCGTTGTCATACGTTCGTTCTAATCCTTTTATTGCGCCTTTGACGAAGGGAGCTAGTGTCCAGACGCGCGGTTTGTAATGCTCTCGTCCATTATCATTTCGGGTTGTGAGCTTACCATTATGCTGTATCCAATAAGAACCTCGGTTTTTTTGCGGAAACCCCGCCCCCTTCAACTCCTTTGCTAGTTCGTATGATATTTTCATATGATTTTATACGACTCTCATTCCTTCCGGATGATATTTGTAAAAGAGCGGATAGCCATGTTGAAGCAGATCCTTCTTGAACCACTCGCTGTACTGCCTATGTTCTGGGTTTCCGTTAATGTCTTTACCTATTCTCACAGATTCATTACACGTTGTGCAGGTGGCACGAATGGCTGAATAGTCCTCTCCCGTTATGACGGTGGAGTGTGCAATACTCCAGTTATCACACTTGGTCATCTTTCTTAGTGGTTAGTATCACTTTTACAAGATTCTTTGGTACGTGATTCTGCTTTACTCCGCGCCTGTTCTTGTCCTTGGCGCGTGCCTTTACGCGACTACTGCGCATATCGCCTTAAGTGATTCGCTAGTGAAGTGGTAGTCTTCTCCTTCAAAAAGGATTGAATCAACTCCCCAAGCTTTTACGAACACCTTATCTCCCACACTGTATTGATCTGAGACTTCTGGGCCGACTGCAACAATGACACCCCACTCAACGCCTGTCTTCATAGAGGAGGTGTCTAGTCCTCCGAGGTTTGCCTGCTCAATCTTGAGGAGGATCTTATCTCCTACGGGTTTTAGTTTTGGTTTTGCCATACTTAGTTGAAGAATCCACCCCAGTAAAGAAGTCCCAGTGAAATCGCTGCTGCAACCGCTGACATCCAGAAGTTATTTGGGGTACGCGGCTTTCCGTGGTCGTGCGAGGTGATTAGTAGGGAAGTGCCAACTAGAACAAGGTAAATTATTGCTGGTATAGACATATTAATCTTTCTTAGGCTCTACATAATCTGAAACTGCAGCATGCGTGGTGATGAAGAGGGCGGCGGTAGACACCGCATTCTCAATCGCGCAACGCTCTGCTTTTACTGGGTCTAGAATCCCTTCTTTCCAGAAGTCTGCGTACACGTCATTCTTTGCGTCATATCCCATGCCTTTTGGCAGGTCTTTGAGAATATCTGCATAGTCCTTTCCAGTGTTCTGGATGATTTTACGAAGTGGGGCAGTGAGCGAGCGCTTAAGTATCTCCTCTCCTGGAGTCTTTGGCTTCATGGCATTTGCGATACGGTAGAGGGTCATACCTCCTCCCTCAACCACACCTTCCTCAATGGCTGACTTCACTGCATTTACGCAGTCCTCAGCCTTATCCTTCAGATAGTTTCGTTCTGAGTCTGTGTGTGCGCCAATGCGAATAACCGCAACGCCTCCGCGTAGCTTTGAGGCACGCTCACGATACTTCTTCTGCTCGAACATGTTTGGGTTCTCCTTTGCAAGAGCCTCAAGACGAGACGCATGCATACTTGCTGAAGGTGCGTTAGAGATGAATACGGTTTTCTTCTCCTCGCTGACTACTCGCTTTGCTTTTCCGAGGTGCTTCTTTGGATCGAAGTTCTCAAATGAAATGCCAGTATCCTCGCTTATGATTGACGCGCCTACTGAAGCGGCAATGTCCTCAAGAAGTGGGCCCGTGGCTCGAATGACAAGAAGTTCCATCTTGCGTACCAGGTGGGACTGTACAAAGATACCTAGAATCTGCGGATCAATGTCTTCTGCAATAATGACGAGTGAAGTAATCTTCTGCGCCTCAAACTTCTCAAAGATTTTTAGGTCCTGAATAGTTGTAAGCTTCTTGGCAGTACAGAGAACGGCAATGTTCTCATGTACAGCGCGTGCCTTCTCTGGGTCATTGCGGAAGTATGGAGACATGAAGCCCACGTTTGCCTCATATCCTTGCACGATTTTGTAGTCGCTACTGAACCCCTCCTTGTTGTCCTCAATAGCGATAACGCTCTTGTGTCCTACCTTGACTACGACTTCATGTACGAGCTGAGCAAGCTCTTCGTTCTCTGCAGAAATGCGGGCAACTGATATTGCTTCCTTTGGAGAAATCGGCCGTGCTTGCTTCTTCAGTTCTGCATGCACCTTCTTTTTTGCGTCCATGAGCGAGCGCATGATAATCACCGGCTTCTCTGGACGTGCGAGACATTCATCCGTAGTGGCCTGAAGGAGAGCAAGAGTAGTGGTGGTCGCGTCTCCTGCGTCATCATTGGTTTGGGAGGCTGCGTTCTTCGCAAGCCACGCGCCCATGTTCTCGAACTTATCCTCTAGAGTGATCTGGTTTGCGATTGAAACGCCATCGTTGGTGATTTTTGGAGTAAGCATATCATCAAGGAAGACATTGCTTCCCGCAGGGCCAATGGTTCCTACAACCGCATTACACACTGTATCTAGACCATATTTTATGCGCCTAATTGCCTCTTTCTCGAATAGTACTTCTTTGCTCATATAAGAACTTCGTCAATTGATACGTTAGATTTTGCTTGAGTAATTTCTTTCACTCTGTCTGGAATAATGAACTCTGCTTTCCCGCTTACTTGCTGGCTCATAAACACCTTTTCTGCGTGATCCATTGCCTTCTGTATCTTCTTTCCGCCTACCAGGAAGAGAACAATGAACACAGCAAGCAGCACGAGGGCAGATAGAGCTATGCCTATGAGGATTCCAAACACCATTATGCTTCTGGTTCTACTTGCGCCTCCGGCTTCTGCCATAAATCCTTCACAACAAGCACTGCCTCGATAGTCTTGCTTGATGTGCCAAGAGCGGCATCCGGACCAATACCCCATTTCTCGCATACAGGAACCGCTTCCTTCGCGTATGCCTCTGCACGCTCTTGGAAGGAAAGTGTGTGTATGTCTACAGACTCTCTACCTACTGTCTCCACCTCTTCAATTGAGGCATCAATCTGCTCAGCCTTATCATCGTCTTTTGCTTTTGCCATGAAATTATTGCGTAATTAATAATTAACTGCGGGCATAGTAGCAGGGGAGTGTGAGCGTATCCCCACTATTGTGTTTTGAAGCACTCTAGTGTATGAGGGGATCATACCGCTTCTTGTCTGGTCTAACTCGCCGGACACTGTGTATATGCACAGGGTTGCTGGGGAAGCGAGGCGTATACTTCTTCATGGAATCTTCATGATTTCTTCATGTTGAGAGGTATCGTCTTTTTCTCCTTGGGACTGGGACGGGGCCTAATATGTTTTCTTTTTTCTACCAAAATACTATTTCTAAACAAATTTCCCTTTATATCGCTTGGAAGGCGGTGCGTTTTCCTGGGATAGCCAGAACTCATGAACGAGTCCTGAGGGAATTCTTTGGAAGCACGAAAATGCGCTCGCTGGATCAGATAACGTCCGAGTGTCTGAAGGTGTACTGCAACAAGTTCCCCGCACAGTACCAGCGTCTGCAGTTCATCCACGTCATGAAGCAGTTCTCGCGGTATTGGAGACAAATGGGTATACTAAGCAGCGAGTTTACGGACTTCATGACAGAGGATACTATCGTAGACATTAGCCAGGACTTTTCACCAACTATGCATACACACCAAGTCAGAAGGGTACGGGCATTTCGAGAGCAGGGATACTCTCTCGACCAGATTCGGCTCAAGATGGAGACAGAAGATGGGAAACCCTACCATAAGAAACAGATCCATAGGTGGTCAAAATACGTACTACCAGACGAGGCAAAAAAATTATCCACACCCTCGTAGACAGTTGCCGAGATTCGTGTATACTGTTAACAGACAGGTCGTTGAGAGCAAGGAGAGAGTTTACAGCCCACAGGGGCTTTATTTTCCGCTAATTTTGGTTCGTAAAAGATACATCTACAACAAGGTGTCTATTGACCACGAAACCGCTTATCTAAGCCACCAAAACTAAAGCTTTGACATCACAATTGTCATTGTTGCGAAATGAAGCTCCTAACTGCTGGGAGCTTTTTCTGTAGGAGTGTTTGGGAGAGGTGGTGTAAATCACTCGGAGACGCGGAAAAATCGTAACAACGACATGCTACCGCTTTCAAAGATTAAGTGAGATGAAGCCGCCTCTTCCCAGCACTCCTACGCATAGGGAGATTGAGTGGTGGGGGAGTGAGACGGGCTTGACCTGTCTGAACTGGACTTAGCAGTAAAACAAACGCGCGTCCTCGTTTGGGGTTTCTTGAAAAAGAGAAACGTAAACCAAGCAGGTGATCTGAGTTATATCGCCCCCACCCGTCAGTCTCTCTACCTCAACGTCTTGTCTTTACCAGCCTTATCTCCTCCGTGTTGCTCGCTAGTTCGGCTCTGCCTGTTTTGTTGATAAGGCGAGCAGGCAGAAATGCTAGCGAGTGGCACAGAGGAAAACACACACCAACATGGAATACAACGAATCAGTTGAGGGAGACTACGGAATGATTACTCTTGAAGACCGTTACGCTCACCGTACCCAGTACGAAACAGCAACACTGGAAGATGAGCTTGCATGGTACGAGATTGAAGAACGTTCATGCTCTTGCCCTCGTCTTGGAATGTTCGGCCAATACCACCACGACTACTGTGCAAGGTTCGAGGATAACTCCAACTAAGTATGGAGAAAGAAATGAATGAGTTTGTTGAAGCACTGCGCGGATTGAAGTCAGCAGTAATTGATTTGAAAGGAAGCATGCTCGACACACGCAACAAAGTAGAGCGTACGGTAAATGATTCTCACCTTAGTAGCACCCTCACCCTGCTCACTGAAGATATTGCCTTCCGCAGGGTTCTAGAACTTACGCACTAGTATGGCTCTTCTCAACAAGTACGGGTTCACCGCAAAGGAAATGGAGTACCTCATGCCAGATCCCATTAAGAAGATGAACCGCATATCAAGGCTTGAGTGGCATGTACGGGTCTGGGGACTCCTGTTCGTAGGAATCGTGTCTATCCTCCACTTCACTGTAGAGCCTAGACTTCTTCCTAAGTCTGCACACGCAGAAGTGGCTACCACTACTGAGCCAGTTCGCCAGAACGACTACTACTGCGAGAACCTGGGGAGCTACATGCTCGGAGACAAAGTGTTCGAGATTGTCAATTACTGCGAGACCCTATGAACCGAGTAATTAAGTTTAGGGCGTGGCATGAAGAAGACCGCCGAATGGTGCCTGTAGAAACCCTCCATATGGACAATGAGGGCGTTCTGAAATCGCAGATTATATATAGCGGCCCTGTCATGCAATTCACCGACCTCCTCGATAAGAACGGGAAGGAGATTTATGAGGGGGATGTTGTGCGCATCCCGGACGATTACGAAGTGTACGGCCAGTATGCAGGTGATACACGGGAGGTTTACTTTCACTTCGGTGCATTCCGCCTCAAACCAAAATGGGACAAGAGCCAACTCGGCAACCACTTCCATGACGTAAACGAGAGCCTCGAAGTCATCGGCAACATCTACGAGAATCCGGAGCTACTGAGCGTATGAGTTGCAAATACGACAACGAGTCCCCTGCAGTAGACGAGTGCGTGGAGTGCGGTGCAGGTCTGTGCAGTATGTGCGGGTATAGGGGAGAGACAAGTGAATTGCAGTACTGCAACGAATGTTATTCAACCGTAATTGAAAGCAAATATGAAACTGCCTGACACTTCACGCCTCGCATTCGATGAGAAGAAGCACGCCTATTCCTTAGACGGAAGGCTGATGAGTGGCGTTACCTCAGTCATTGACGGTACGTCCTCTAAAGCAAACCTCATCAATTGGGCAGCAAATATGGCAGTGGACTACGTAAGCGAAAACGCTCGTGTTGACGAGATCAATCATGGATTTGATATCACCGCTTGGGAGACCCTTCTTAAAGAAGCTCGTACCGCACACACACGCCGTAAAGAATCAGCAGGACAGAAGGGTACTGATACGCATGCGCTGGTGGAAGATTTTATTCTCAAATGTATTTCTTCCGGTGGCCTAGATGATGTTCCTTTTGATCCATCAATAATGAGTTTCGCAAATTGGGCTATGGCAAATGACGTTAAGTTCATTGCTGCAGAACAGCGCCTGTACTCAGAGAAGCACGACTTTGCGGGTACATGCGACTTTGTAGCAATCATTGACGGGAAGCTCACGATTGGAGACTTGAAGACCTTTCCCAAGATGTGGAGTGCTGACGCGTTTATTCAAATGGGCGCGTATTCAATAGCCTGGGAGGAACTAACAGGCTCAAAGCCAGCTCAATCGGTAGTGGTGAAGATGTGCGATCCAGAAGACGAGCGAATCAAGAAATATGGCAATAAGCCGTTCGCCGTCTATCCGAGGTATGCACTTGAGGAGGATGAGGAAATGTTTCTCACTCGCCTCAAGATGTATCGCTACAACCAGAACTTTGTAAGCCCTAAAGAATAGGTATGAAGAAAGAGGAAATACAGACATATGAAATTGTTTTAACTCCAGACGAAGCAAAGATCGTGGTTCATGCTCTCGATTATTGCCACCACCGACTGACTACAGAGGTTGAGTGCGGGATAACAGGAATCCTTGAGCCAGAGAGGGTGCAGAAAATGCGCAAGGATTTGAGGGAATTAACGGAAGGTAACTACTAAAGCATGGAAATATTCGACCAATACATTGCACTACAAATTCAAATTGACGCTCTGGAGAAAAGAAGAAGATTCTCACAATAAAAATCAAGTAGCTATGGCTCATTACCACAAATCGAGGAACCAACAACAAAAGAAGTGGGAACGCTTCAAGCAACGGTACGGCATGTCACCTGCTGAATGGAGAGTCTTTAAGAAGACAGATCCAAGTGGGGCAGAAAAATTAAGGCAATTAGCTTACCAGCGTTTTGTAGCAACCCTATAACGGAACATATATGGAAAAAATAACAATATCCCGTATCGGAATTGAAAAGACAATTGAATATACCAACAAGAAGACTGGCAAGCCCGACTCATTCAAAAAGGTAGGCGTACAGACGAATGAGTACGGTGAGAGGTGGTTCGACATTACCTACCGAGGCGAAGTGCCTGTAAAGGTGGGTCAGAGCGTAGATGTAGAGATTAGCGAGCGTGAGTATGTGGGCAAGGATGGGGTTACCAGGAAAGCCTATGACGCAAAGCTCCCTCAAGAGAAGCGCGGTGGGGGTTCCGGCATGAACGAAGACGACAAAGCCCGCATGATCCGCATTGAAAGAGCTGTGAACGCCATCCTCAACGAGTTCAAGATTATGCGTGGTGGCAAATCAAGCCTTGAGGGTGTCGTAAACGTTCCAGAAAGTACACCTACCGCATTCGATGATGCAGACCCATTTGAAAGCTCTGACCCGTTCGCAGGAATGGAGACTAAGCCACTTACTTAGTCAAAATTATTAGAAGTGCCTCCCGTCAAGCTCACTTCTTATGGCAAAAACACGAATGGTTAATACGCGGTTCTGGGGAGACGGGTATATAGCTGAGTTAGATCCAATAGAAAAGCTGTTATTCCTTTACCTTCTCACAAACCAGTACACGGACTTATGTGGTGTGTACGAGCTACCGGTGCGGACAATAGTGTTTGAGACAGGCATTGAGGAAGAGCGGGTACGATCTATACTCACACGCTTCTCTCTTGAAAAGAAAGTTGAGTACGTTGACGGATGGGTGATAGTAAAGAACTTCCTTAAACATCAAAGCAAGTCGAGTCCTAAAGTTGCGCAAGGTATAGCCAGGTCGCTGAAAGAGCTTCCTGAGGATATCCGTTCAAGGATAGGGTATGCATACCATATGGATACCATATCGCACTCTGACTTAGACTCTGACTTAGACTCTGACTCTATGAGAGTCGCTGACGCTACTGCTAAACCCATCTTTGAAAGAAAGATACGGGATAAGGACGAAGAGTACCGCAGCCTCGTGAAAGACTTGGCCGCGAACGATTACCTCTCCGAAACGAAAATACACGACATAATCCTTGAAGAATTTCTCCCGTACTGGCTTGAAAGGGGCGAGAACGCGAAGAAATCACGCTGGGAGAAGGAGAAAGTATTCGACTACCAGCGCAGAGTTCGTACCTGGATAAAGAATTTCCACCGAAAAGACTACACCTGTTCCAAGAAAAAATGGCATCGAGAAGGAGAAAGGTGCTATTGCGTTAAGCCTGAGGTGGAGATTGATTACAAGAGACTTCCTCCGTCCGAGTTCTCGAAGTCAATAAACAAACGCATATGATCTTTGAAAGAATAAAGAAAACGCAGAGCGAGCTGGAAATACGGTTTCTAGAAGATTGCGCAACCGCCGGTCTTGTTGTGGAACCTCAATTCAGGGTAGGAAATATACATGCAGACTTTGCTGTACCGCATGCAAAGCTCGTCATTGAGTGCGACAGCAAGAAACACCACTCAAGCGAGTCTGAGAAGGAGAATGACCGCAAACGGGATGAAATATACCTAGCGCACGGGTACGCCGTAATCCGTATTTCCGGACCTGACATATACAAGCACGGGGAAAAGATTGCTGAAGATATAAAGCTGTCGATATTCCGTGGGGAAATTGAACCAGGGTTCCTGTATTACCCAGACAGTGATTATGACGATGAAGACCTATGAGTACCTTAACATTCAAAGAAATTGTGGACCGCGTTTCCGAGGGAAACCTAGGAGGAGACGAGATAGCGCACTATCGAAACTTCTGCGCCTCATGGCTTTTCCGATTCAACACAGAGTACGGGGAACTGGTAGCTAGCGGAGCCATGTGGCAGACCGCAAACCAGGAAAAGCATAAGAGCCAAGCTTCATGCGAACGCGCATGGCAAGCAACGCCTGAAGGACAGAAGGAGATACGCCTGAAGTACAAGATCCGGGGAATAGAGCATATCAATGACGCGCTTCTCACGAACCACATGCTTCTTCAAAGGGAGTTAAAGGAAGTGCATGCAGTCGCCTCTTAACTGAATCATAACGTTGCGATATGAACAGACAATTCTCAAAGTGGATTAGGGAATCAAGCGAGGTATACGCCGCACCAAGAATCGGGTGGACGCCTATAGGGAAGCAGAAGAAGTACAAGTGGGTTGAATGCTTCAAGTGCAGTAAGAAGATTGAACGCCTCGCCACGCTCGCTAACCGGCAGTTCCAGTGCTACGACTGCAGGAGAGAACAGATGAGGCAGTACAGCATTAGAGATAGAGCTAAGAAGCGCCATGAAAAAGACCCCGCTTAAAAAGAAAGGCAAGAGCGCGGTATCTAAATCTAAAGACAGGATCCAGGGCCTTTTGCGTCAGAATGCAATTAAACGGGACGGGGAGTGCGTGCTAAGACAGGTAGAACACCTGCTACCGCAACAGTACTTCAACTGTGGCCCCTTACGCTCAGACGGGCAGGTAGTTGTGCAGGCAGAACACCTTGTTGGAAGAAAGAACTCAATCAGTTATGGGGATATGGATAACATAATTCTCCTCTGCCAGAGACACCATTTCTACTTCAAGCAACAACACGGTGCGCTCTACTGGCACATGGTGCGGATGGTTATTGGCGAGGAGCGCTGGGAGAAAGTGCAGGAGTGGGAGAGACAGGAAAAAGCTCACCAGGCTACCAGGATGTCCCTCTCAGATTGGAAACAAATAGAGGAAAAGCTTGCATGAGTTTTGTGGAATTAAAGCCTGACCTCTATTCCGAATACAACGGGATACATGTAGGACTAAGGCATATCAGCTACACAAAGTTTGTTGCCAGCATTTTCTCAGAGAAAGAATGGAAGTACGTAAAGATCGAGTATGACCTAAAAGCTAACAAGATCCGCTTCTCTAAGGCAGAAAGGATGAAGGGCCACACGATTACCAAAAGCCGGACCATCACTTCTCAGGTAGGTCGGCACATGCCAAACGGGAGGTACATGTGCGAGGTGCAGGGGGACGTTCTCTTATTCACTAAGTATTAAACATGACCACACCTGAAAACAATTGGGAGGAGTACGAATATTTCCGGCTTCCACCTGGCGCAGAACAAGTACATGGAATAAGAAACGGCTTCACCTTGAAAGCTGAGGCGGTAAATATACTGAACCTCCTCACCACACAGAGGGAGGCTATAGCTAGGGAGGTGAAAAAGAAAGGGAAAGAAGGTCGGGAGATTTCCAAGGCATTTACACGAGATGACTACCAAGAAAAACTATGGTCTGAAGGATACGAATACGCCATAGATGAAGTCCTCGCCATTATTAACCGTAACAAAGATTAGTATGGAAATTGAACATTCAGCTCGTGCTTCAGGGAAGACTACGCGAATGATTGAGTGGCTCTCAAAGGATGAGAGGCGTATTCTTCTCACCTACAGCCACAGGGAGGAAAACCGCTTGAAGCAACTCTACCCAGAGTACGCAAATCGCATTGTGGATTGGGAGTCATACGTACGTTCGGTTAAAAGCGGAGGCTCGTTTTTCGCACGCGAAAAGCACAAGGTCGGTGTAGATAACGCAGACTATCTCCTTGAGAAAGTGCTTGGTACATTCGTTGATAAGGCTACGTTCAATATAGACGCGCCAATCGAGCTAAGGGAAACACCAGACACTAAAAATACTTAGGTATGCGCCCCGATTATAAGCGAGTGAAGGCTGTTGCCGAATTCTGTCCAAAATGTAAAGAGCGTTTGCGGGGCAACAACTCTATAGCAAACCCGTGGGAATGTGCATGTGGTATCTGGCGAACAAATAAATACCCGTTCACAGGGGAGTACGAGATTGAGAAGAAGTTACCAGACACTAATTCCTAATGATATGAAGCCGGTAAAAGTAATGCCTCGTTTCCAATGCGACTTCTGCAAAAAGCGGAGCGTGAAGTCCGCTATGGAGAAGCACGAGCGCAGGTGTTTCAGAAACCCTAACCGTTTCTGTGATGAGTGCAAGAACACAGGCGAGGTGGTGGTTGCCATAGATAACCCGTACGGCGGCCTTACCGACATTAAAGAACCTTGCTATTTCTGCTCAAAGCGCGACCTCCAAATGGAAAAGGAAATCGCGGAACGAGAAGCAAAAGAAAACTTAACAAACCTTACCCGTATAGATTGAGTATGAAAAAGATTAAAACGATATTTGAGCGAGACTGGGAAGGAAACGGAGGTGTGCTAGATATTCCCAACGTTGCCACAGAAGTTCTTGCAGCCGCAAAAGCAACTGAAAAGATTGACGGAACTAACGTGCGTCTTACCGTTCGTGCGGGGACTCTAGTGCGTCTTGAAAAGCGCCGCAACCCCACGAAAATCGAGAAGGCAAAAGGCATTGAGGAGCCTTGGTATACGGACGCTGATGAATACGCACCAAACGACAAGTTCATGTGGGAGGCTGCTAGAAACACTGACCTTACAGATGTTCCTGACGGGGAGTGGAGTGGTGAAGCAGTTGGCCCGTCTATTCAGGGGAACCCGCTTTCTCTTCAGAAACACGAGGTAGTTCTGTTTTCCCTCGGCCGTGTCCCTGTGTTCAACGAGGTTCCGACTCATTACGAAGAGCTAAAGGCATGGCTCAAGAACCAGGACAGCTTGTATGGAACGGGGAAAATTGAGGGTGTCGTCTGGCACTGCGAAAACGGCGATATGTTTAAGATTAAGACCAAGGACTTCAAGTAACCCCTAACAACTAACCCACTGTATATGAAAGAAAACACCCGTACTGATGAGTGGGAAGAAATATTTAATGGATTCGCGCGTGCTCTAGAATTGAGTAAGGGCTCACCGAGTTTCGCAGAGAAAGCAAAGAATTGTTTTAGGCAGATCCAAGACCAGTCGCGTAGGGAAGGGGAGAAGACGGGATTGGAAAAGGCTATTGAAGTAGCAAAATCAAGCCGTACTCTCGACGAGACTCACGGAGAAGGGAGGCTTGAGGGACATGCTCGCTGGCAAGTAGTTGTTGATCTGATTGCAGAGAAAGAGTCGTTAGGATAGCTCCTTATAGTTTGTTGACATTCACCAAGAGGATGTCAACAAACTATGCTATATACTGTAGGGGTTCGTGTTTGGAGGGCAGGAGGAAAGTTTCTCCCTAGTAGACCGGCCGTAAAGCCTCCTGCCCTGTGAACGGGAATATTCGTGGGTTTTCCGTGGGGGTTGGGAAAAGGGTGCCAGCTAAGAATACATCCTCCATTAAAGAAATTTCGCGCCCCCCGTGGCAAGCCCATGAACAGAATTGGAGGTACCGTGTAGAAGGATTTGGAAGGTGCGAGGCGTTTAGCGGTAAACAGCGCAAGTCCCTGTTAGGAGAACCAACTCCATGATAGACCCCACGCTATCGCCTTCTACACCGTGTCTCTGATTCCTTCCAGTTAACAATTGTTAACCTATGAGAATTCCTGTTTTCTTATACACGAAAGATATTTGTATATAAATACTTATATACACAAAACGACTCCCGGCCTTTCAGTCGGGAGTTTGTTCTATTGAAGCTCAAAGCGAGCTGGGATATAGAGAGGATCTCGCTTATCGGGAATGGCGAGAGGGAGGCGGGTTGGTTCTTCGATAGGGAGGATGGCGATACGGCAACCTCCATGACATAGCAGGGGTACGGGCTGAGTCCAGCCTACGTATCCGCATGCGGTGCAGCGGACTTTTTTCATTGGCCATTCCTACCCTCCTTACTTCTTCTGTTGATCCATTAGTGGGAGTTCACGCGGGTCGCGTCTTGGGAGCTGAAGCGCCAGTTGGTTGACCGGAAACGCACGTTGAACCGTGACGCTCCCGCAGGCGCATTCAAAATCTGTTGACGGCGTTCCGCAACGAACGCACTGCCTCAATTGCATGAATGTTCTCCTTTCTAGGCAAACTCTATTCTTTTTAGCTATTGCGCCCAGTGGTATGAGGAGGCGTTCCAAGGCCTGGTTCCTTCAGCGTCATAAATCTTCCTCGCGCAGGCTATATTGTCTATTGGGTTTGTGCGTTCTCCCGTACAGCCATACCCGTTCCAGGTTCCTATAAGTATCTGGAACACACCGGTTGCAGTACTGTGGGGGTTCTTTGCTCTATGGTTAAACTGCGACTCTGCACGTGCAATTTCCAGCATGATAGGAGCGTCTGGGAACGCGGAAGCCACCATATCCTCAACAGAGGTGGCGGCTGTCTGCGTGTACGAAGCCATATCAACTTTCGCTGACTCCGTAATTATAAAATGCGTAGGGGTAAGCGCAATAGCCGCCGTATCCCCACTTTGCGGAAAGTACCCTGACTCGGTTGTGGTAATTGACTTGGCTATTAACGGCCAGAAGACAATCAAGATTCCGAGTACCAATAATATGCTAACGAGTAGGTCTTTAGGTTTAATACGAAACAGAGCACGTCATTCAGTCATTCTCAGCGTTTCGGGGAGGCGACTAGCAACCCGTACTACGCATGCAGGTTCAGCTACTTCTCAACAGGCACGTCCAGAACTTTGCTGGAAATAGGTTGAGTAGTCTTTATACGGAGTCCCACCGTACCCATACCAGTGAAGATAAGGGTCATGCCCGCTTGCGGATCGATAAGATCAAACCAAAGTCCCACCGCGCCATAGGCGATTTGCAGTACTCCAAACCAGAGTGTCCAGCTTTTTAGTGGTGATTTCATGTTAGGGATTCTTAGCGACCCATGCGCGGGTCAGCGAACCAAAGTACCCAGCTGTAGGATAGATACCGTTGGCCATCTGAAGCTTGCGCACGGCAGCCTGAGTAAGAGACCCGTAATACTCAGTCTCCTTACCCTTGCTTCCTGCGCCAGACTTTGCAACAACATAACCCTTGCGATTCAAGTACTTCTGTAGCTCCTGTACGTCCTTTCCAGATATGCCTAGATACAGATCTCTCTGGAACGGGGACGAGACGAGGGTATTCACACGGAACTGTCCATTGAAGTACGGCTCAGGATCAATAGCACCCATATATCCGTTCTTCTGTTCAATGTTTACCCACTCTCCAATGCCAATATCAGGCATATCTCCTTGTGATGGAGCGCGGCCTGACTTGATTGGTTTGAGACCAAAATGCAGGTGGTCTCCGGTAGAGAGGCCGGTGCTATCGGCAAACCCTACTAAGTCTCCGGCTTTTACCTTGATTCCCACCCCACTGTTAATCTTGCGATCGCAAGCTACATAGATAGGGGATTCGTACCTTCCTTCCTTCTCAGGGTCGCAGAAGTGCCAGAGAATTGCCTTGAAATAGGCCCCAGCGCCTTTGTAAGCGTACATAGTATCGCTGATGATAACTACGCCATGACCTTCTTTAGCGTCCTCCTGGTAGTACGCAGTGCCGTCCATAGGGGCGTAGATTGGCTGGCCGTGGTAAGCAAGCATGTCTATACCGTTGTGACCGTCTGTCTGGATACCATTTGCTCGATAATATTCCCCATTAATGCCAAAGCGCTGGGTAACTATTACGTTTGAGAGGGGATAGAAAAGTTCTAGCGTGGCCATGTTATTGTCCGATTCTTGCGGCGTTCTTGATCCTCGCGCACGTACTCTGCGTACGTCTTGCCAGGATTAATAGGGCCATCAGAACCAGTAGTGCATGATGTCCCGGTAATGGAAGTGTAAATAGTGGTACGAGTGACCTTACTGCTTTGCGTAGTAACTATTACGGTTTCTCCCCCTAATCCGTGCTTTCTAGCTAAGTGGC